GTTTTTTTTTGAAGGCTCGACCTCGACCGTGGTCTTGCGCCCGGCCTTAAAGGCTGCCATTGCCTCAGACATCAGCGCCGTGAACTGCTCGGCGCTCAGTGCCATGACCTGTGCCATGGTCAGGGGCTCGGGCTTGTAGGTCTCATTTTCAAAGCTGCGCTGCATCTCATAGGCCTTGTTGAGCTCAATGATGAGCTTTGCGCCGTTGCGCGTCACTCTGCCGTACTTGCCGCTGAGAAACTTCTCTATCTTGGTCAGGTCACCGTCAGGGCACATCTCCGCGATCTCTACGGACGCACCGACGGTGAAACTAAAACCGCGTTCTTTGCCGAATATGATCATAACAGCCTCCTATCAGCCGCCCGGCTCCGTGTAGTTGAGCATGGCCTTGATGCAGGCCTCGGCGGCGTCTTCGCTCTCCTGATCGTCCGCCACGCGCTTCCAGCGGTGCTTAGTGCTGTCGTCGCGGTGTATGGACATTTCAAGCTCTTTTGTCTGCCAGTCGATTTCCTCTTCCTGCGTGGCGTATTCTTCCGAGGATGCGGTAGTGCGGTGCTTAGTGAGTACTACCGGGCTGTACGATGTGACGCCATCGGACATATACCGCACGATGAAGCCAATCCCGATATACGGAATCTTCATATCGTCGTCGTAGTCCGTAACGCTGACCTTCGTGCTTCCGTCGATGGTGATTTCGCTCTTGGTCTCCGGCAGGCCCATTATCAGATCCTCTGCCTTGCGGAACAGGCCGTCGACTGTCAGGGTGGTAGTGCCGCCGGTGAGAACGCCCTCCTGGCTCTCGGCCGCCATGTTGTCGGCATAAAACGTATTGTCTGCCGCGGTTTCCGGGTCGATCTTAACCTCTACGCCGCGGGCAAGCGGCATAGCGCCTGAGTATGTGACGGTGCCGCCGTTTGCGCTGTACTTGGCTACCCACGGGCGTGAGAAGCCGGTACAGACTTTTCCTGCTGCTGACATATGATTCGCCTCATTTCATTTTGTTTTTTATGTCGTCGTCAAGTGATTTCGCCATGGCCGCCTCAGCTGCCTTTTTGGTCTTGCGCGTCGCACGCCCGACAAAATCATTTTTCTGCATGAATGACGTCCCGCTCACGACAGCACGGGCTATCATCGCATTGGGCTGACCGTGCGGCCAGCGCTTTGTTTTTACTCCGTTGTAGCCGTCAAATCCGGCCTTGGTGCTGATATAATCCTCGGTGTTCTCGATTGGGGCGAGACCGAAACCGTCAATCAAGCCCTTTTTCTGCGGCTCGCTTATGTACTGCAAAGATGAAGCCGACGGGTTTCGTGAGTTGTACCGGTGCATGGCCTCTTCATTGGTGATGGTCGGCAAACCCTCCAGCTCCGCTTTTATGGCATCTGCGACCACCGCCGCGCCTTTATAGACGGCACGCTTTATTATTTCCTCATCGCCCTCAAGCGCGCTGAGCTTCGTGAGGTATTCGCCGAGGCCGGTAAACTTCATCGTTGCCATTAGCGCATACTCCATGTCCATTCATGGTGAATGAGCTCGGTTTCATCTTCGTACTGTACACTGTTCAGCTCCCAGATGAGCCCCAACCCGCTCAGGGTGCTTTCTATGGCATCCAGTGCCGGGTCATATTCCTGCTTGCTGAAATAGTCCACAGTGCCCGTGAGCGCGTGCTCAGCCGTCTTGTTGTCGGCGGTAAAGCCGTTCCCGCTCTCTTCTGCCCATATGCAGAATGGGGGCTGGAGGTTTGGGCGGAAATAGTGATATGTGTTCGGTACTGCCGCTGCGAGGGCGGTGCCGATACCTTCAAGGCGTTCCCGGTAAGACATCATAGAATTCCTCCAACGCGCTTAAGGTCAGGTCTGTGACCTCCAAGCCGTCGCTATCAAGCAGATGCTGCACGTTATCTATCCGGTACTGTGAATCATCCTCGAGGACGGCGTACATGCCGATCTTGACACCTCTGTCCTGCCATATGCGTACCAGCATATCTATCTGCTGATTCACGCCCATGGCCGCGTACTGTCTGTTATAGCCCACGGTTCGCTCACCGTAGTAATGAGTCGACTGCTGTACAAGCTGCATGACCGGCATTTGCCCGGCTGCCGCTGTGTTCTTGAGCTTGCACACGGTCAGGATGCCACTGTCAAGCGTCATGTCGTGCCTCCAAGCTTCTCCGCAAACAGGCGGTTATTAAGGGCATATCGGAGCATTCGCGGCATGACCGGGTTGTCCTCGGCGCGCTTGCGGAACAGATACGCCGCATACATCACGATCAGGTTGCAGTCATCGAGGTTGTCCGCAGAGAGGGTTTTAATGCCCTCCCTGCGAATTTCATGCGCCGCAACTTCAAGGAGCTGCTGAAGATACGGCTCCTGCGCCGCTGCGGTCTTGTTGAGGTTATACTTCAGCATCGTGAGCAGTTCGTCGTTCGTCATAAGCAGCTCCTTTCAGATCAGGTCTTGGTGATCGCGACGGTGTACACTTTGGTCGCGTTGCCATTGGTCACGGTCACGGTGAGGGTGCTCGCCCCGGCAGTCGGGGTAATGTTGCCGCCGTTGGCTACATTCTTTCCGCCGTAGCTAATCGCTACCTTTGCGTCGATCTGTGCCGCCGCTGCGTTGACTGCGAGGGATGCCGCCGTGGTAGAGAGCGTGTAGCTCTGAGTGGCCGCATCAAAGGCCGGGCTGAGTGAGCCGGTGCCGACGCTGAGGGAATCAAGGTCGGCGTCGTTCGCCGTGTCAGCTGCGAACGTCATTGCGGTGGTAACTTCGCTGCCGTTGATATTAATCACAACGAACGCGCCCGGAACGACCGGCGTACCGTCCGCACGGGCCTTGCCCTTGAATACGGTGTTGTCCTGAAGGAACTGCACCTCGCGGCTCTCCTCAATCGTCATTCTCGCGCGGTCGGCGTAGAGGTACAGGTCGCCGTAACCGCCGATGATATCGCCGTCCGGGATGAACTCCAGAATGTCGATATCGCCGGTCACGATGGGCAGGATGCCGTAAACATTGGCTACAACATCACCGGATGCGGTGAAAGTGATTGCCTTGGACTTGAGAAGCGCGTAGGTCTTGCTGTTCATCGCCCAGAACTGATTACCGCGGCTGTAACGGGTGAACGTGGCGCCTGCCGCGATCTGGAGGGCTGCCCAGAACTCAGCGCCGGTCTTGCTGGCATCGATCTTGAGGATGTTGCTGGTGTGGAGGTCGACCCATGCAGGGGCGGCAGCCGGGTACCCGGCGGGCTTGCTCTGCTGTGCAAGGCGGGTTACAATGCCGAGAGGCATACTGTTGGCTGCGCCCTTGCCGTAGAGGATCGCCTTGTCGATTGCGAGGCCGATGCTTTCGGAAAGCATCTCAACGATCCAGCTTGCGAGGTTGACGTCGTTGTCCTCCAGCAGGCTGTTGCAGACAGGCACGAAGCCCGCTACCTTGTAGCCATCAAGCGTGGTCTGGTTGAATACCAGGGTCAGCTCATTGATAGCTGCGCACATCTCCGTCCAGACAGCTTCCGGGACCGTGCCCGCGATGGTCTGACGGGTGGTGCCCGTAACAGAGCGCACACGGACGCGGTTGAGCAGCTTGCTGTATCTGTACATATTCTCGGCGATGAGGTCGAGGAACACGACAGGAATGGTCAGCTCACCGCCGCTGACGCCGCGCTTCTCGCCCTTGAGGCTGCGCAGCTGTGCGAGGAAGTTTTTACTATCCTCCTGCCCGATGATTGCGTCGCGCTCCTGGCGAGGCAGCGCGTCCATTACTCTCTGGCCAAAGGGCAGAGAACGGATGTTGATGGTGGTGGTCATATGATTGCTCCTTTCGGTATTTGCCCCGCTCTCGGGGTTGTTGATGGGCGGCGTGCCGCGCTGCTCCTCTTCGGTGAGCTGCTGCTCAAGCGCCGCGATTTCGCCGCTGAGGCGATTTTCGGTCTCCTCGTGCTCTTTCCACTCGGTTTCAAGCTGATCCATGCCCTCATTGAGAGCGTCGATCTCCTCCTCAGTGGTGGCCTCACCGATTGCCTCGGTGATGTCGGATTTGCGAGTTTCAAACTCTTTTGCTCTTTCCCTGTGCTGGGCAAGCTCGGCCTTTTTCAGTTCGATGCGCTTGCGCAGCATAATTGCTTTAATTGCCATAATTGACTCCTTTCAGTCTTTCGAGAGCGAGCCTGCGCTTCTCTTCAACTCTGCGTTTGACAACGGTCGCAAGCTCGGCCTTTCTGGCCTCGACACTTGTATCTTCATAGGCCGGAAATGTTACTACGGACACCTCATAGAGGCGCACGCGCTTGATGCGGAACACTGACGGCTGTCCCTCGGTGTGCTCGATCTCCTGGTCAAGGATATCGAACCCGAAAGAGCACTGATTCACATCTCTGCGCTTGACCCGCTCGTAGAGGTTCATAGCATCCTGATCAGCTCGGTTTATCCGGATGCTGCCCCAAAGCCCGATCTCATCTTCGCGGAGTGTAAGCGTTCCCGCCGGTACTCTGCCGAGGACAAGCGTCGTGTCGTGATTGCACAGGGCGCGGACATCTTCCTTTGTCTGATCCGTGAACGCGCCGCGGTCGACCGTTTCGTATGCCTCTTCCCAGAGCCAGTATTTGGCTCCGAATACCGCGAAATAGCCCTCTATGTACAGTTCCTCTCCCTCCGCACGCGCGGAGAACTCAGCAGCTGAGGGCTGCATGAAGCGTGTGCAGAATGTTGGTTTATTCTCCATCTGTTTCACCTCCCTGAATAAGCTTTTTTTGATTTGCAATCATGCTTTGAGGAATGAAGTTTTCAAGGATCGTGAGAATGTCCAGCCCCTCAAGCGGCGTCAGGCCGAGCCAGTCCCTGACCTCGTTGCCGGTCATTATTCCTCGGATATACTGATCGTCAGCCACGGCCGCAAGATCTTTGAGGTCGTAGTTATACAGGCTGCGAGGATTGAACCGGAAATACATATCCGGGCTGTAAAGCAGCCCTTTAGTCAGTACCTGTTGGATATTCTGAGACAGCGGCATGATCCGGCTGTTTATAAAGGCGTTCCAGGCATCGCGCTTAAACTCGCCTTCGCCGAGGACGAACGGCGGGACGCCCAATATTGACGCCACTGTGCGCTTGTCCAGTTTCACGAAGTCTGCGAGAGCCAGGTCAGACAGCGTAAGTGGCTTTACCTGCTCCACCTCAAACTGATTCGCCGGTATCAGCCACGGTTCACCGGCCTCGCCGCTGGCTGCGTATGAGTTGAGCAGTTTCTCACGTCCCTCGGGCGATGAAAATTCATCAACAAGGCCGTCGACCTTGACGATGATTGAGGGCTTCCACTTTGAGGACATGAAGCCCTTTTCGGTCGTTGCCGCTTGCTTGAGGTTGTTTGCTACATCACTGAGCTGGATCTGATAACCGACGCCGAGCCACGGGTAATATTCGCCTGGATTCAGTGCGAAGTGCAGCACATTATCAGGTTCATACTCTCGCCCGGCAATTACTACGCGATAGTCGAAATCGCCGTAGGGAACGAAGGAGGTGAATGCCGGTGGTATTGGTATCAGGTCATCGAGATAGCCCGCTCTGGTGCGCGGCCATGCGACGGCATTGCCGCTGTAATACATCGTCCTGACTATCCAGCGGATGAAGTTGGAGCGCGTCATGTTCTTGTTGGGGTTGATGTCAACCTTGCGGCTCAACGCGTTGGTAACGCGTATATCGCCCCGCTCCGTGTTCTGCATCAGGTGAATGGTCTGCGAGCCCACAAGCTGTGCGATGGTGTCAACAGCTGCGCTTATTTCCGGGCTGTCGCTCAGCTTGATGTAGCCTCGGCAAGCAAGATCGTCGAATTTCGATGCATCGCAGAAAAACGCCGCGCTGCCAGCGCTTCGTGCCTGCATGGGCTCGGCTCGCGGTGCCTGTTTTGTTCGTGTTCTTTTTTTGCTCATTGTTTATCTCCCCACCAGTTACTTGCGTCCGCGGACTTTTCGAGGCTTTCGAGATATCTGATCTCTGCGAATACCGATGCGTCGAAAAGGTCAATTCTCAGCTCGGGCATGATTTTTTCATAGGCGATCATGTCGTCAGTCTTTTCAATGGCTGACACATTCTCGACGCAGTATTCATAAGCTTCTGAGTGCATATAGTACAGTGTGCCATTCTTGACGCTGTGCTCGATGTATCTGAAGCCCTCGGACTTCTTGTAGAAATATTGCGGTTGATCAAAGACGCGGAAGCCGGCTTTCTTCATTCCGATAAAGTACTCCCTGCAGAACTTGCGGTCGTGACCGACAGCGGCGATTTTGAACCCGCTCTTGCGCATCTCGACGAACCAGTTGATTATGTCTGCATGGTTGACCGTCGGACCGTTGCACATGGTCAACCATCCGTCATCCTGCCATCCGAACAGAGGAATATTATCTTCGTCCGCCTTTCTGTGGGCGACAGCCACCGGGAAAAAGGCGTGCGTGATGATGATATCCACGCCCTTGTAGTTGCCGACAAGGGCGGCGGCAGTGAGGTCATGCAGCTTTGAGAGGTCAGCGCCGCCGTACCATTTGATCGGCAGCCGCCGTAGCTGGTCGAGCGTCCAGTCATACTTTTTATCGGATCGGCGGAACTCATCAATGTTGAAATACGCCTTGATGGAATTTGTGTAGACGTTCAGGCTTTTTGCAAAGAAATCTTTGCGCTGCTGTGAGTCGTTCTGCGCCTGAATGCTGTCGTTGAGAATCTCCTCAGGGCGTATGCTGATGCCATAGGCCGGATTTGCCATCTCATGGACTGTCGGGTTTGTGAAATCCACCTCGCCCGTCTCCGGGTCTTTTGGAGCACAGCACATGAAGATGAACAGTTGCTCATCGCTGATTATCCCCTCAAGCACCTTGCGGCAGTATTTCAGCCTTTGTCCAAGGAACATCTGCTCGTTATCCCCTGCCGTGCTGATGCCGATCAGAAGCTTGTTCGAATAGGCCTTCATGGCTTCCTTGAAGAGGTTGTACTGCTTCGGCTTTTTATAGGCGTGCAGCTCATCGCAGATTGCAAGGTTGCAGTTCAGTGAGTCTTGCGCGTCAGGGTTTGCCGCGAGGGATTGAATGAAAAATGAGCCGTCCCCGCCGGGCAGCTCCGCCCTTAAGGAATGCTCATTGTTGTTGTTGATAATTTTTACCGCCCCGCCGCTCGCGGCGTCCTCGCCCATGTGCTTGATGTTGTATTCCAGAAATTCAAAGCTTTCCAAGCTCTGTTTCAGCGCCGCACCGACGATGTAACACTTGCTCCCGCTCTTGCGGTAATATAGCGATAGAGCGAATGCCAGGCTTGCCGCAAAGGTGGTCTTGATGTTTTTTCGCGGGATAAAGATCAGGGCTTCGTGATACCTTGCCACATCCGTCCCTGTCAGCTTGAACCCGACTACGTTGTAGATGATGAACTTGTGGAACGGTTCCAGTAGGAACGGTGTTCCTCTAAGCGGTGTGCCGTCAAGCTTCTCGCCCTGCTTGTGGACTATCGTCTTTTCAATGATCTGAATGCAGAACTCAGGGCCTTTAGGGTCAAGGTAATATCTTGAGTCGTCGAGGTCTCGGAAGAAACGCTCAACCGCTTGCTTGAGCTCGGGGCAGGCGCATTTCCGGCCGCTGCGTATGCTCTCGGCATACTCAAGGACCACATCCCAATTCCGCCCGGTGATTGCTCTCATTTTATCTCGCTCAACGCTTTGGCCAGCGGACTGAGCTTCTCCTTTTTGGGGGCATCGTTTGTCAACCGCTTTTGTGCGGCGGGGGTCAGTCCAAGCTCGGCCAGAAATTCACGGGCTTTGGATTTGAGGTCAAGGACGATTGTCAATTCCGGGTTCTTTGCTTTGTTGGTGCTCCCGTTCTTATTCGTGTGCTCTATCACGGCGATAGATCCGCTTTTCTTGTATGCGGTGCGTGCCCGATCGAGCTCATAGAGCGTATCGGCAGCAAGGTTTATCGTGATGTCAAAGCCGGTTGAATCTATGTCGAGCTGCCGCATATCGTTCAATATGGCTTCCCGCCATTTTTTTCGTGTCATTCGCGTTTACCCCCTTTCTGTAAAAATCCTTAGAGTTGGAGAAAGCTACCCCCGCCATTAAGCGCGCGCGATACGCGGGCGTGCGTACCGGGGCGGGGTATCAATATTTTCCTCTATCGGAATTGGAGCGATTTTTGGCTTTTTCTGGGTGCTGCTTATTATGGCATTTTTTGCAGAGGCTGACGAGATTGCTCTCCGTGTAGAAAAGCTCAGGCGCCGCGTCGGCGTGCCTGATGTGATGCACCTCGGCTGCTTCGGTGAGACGGCCGTAGCGTCTGCACTCTCGGCACATATACATATCACGCCTCAGGATTTTTTCTCTGGTTCTTTTCCATCGTGCGGTTTTGTACTCGTTCGTTATGTCCATTGTACCGGTCGGCATTTAACGCCATGTCATCTATGAAGCGCTGGCCGCATCGTCGGCAAAGGATACCGGCAGCCATGCGCGACAGATATTGTTCATCGTGTCTGCATTTCATAATTTTAATCCCGCGGGAGACAGAATCGCGCCATGGGCGAGATGGAGTCCATGAGCTGTCTGACGGCGGTTCTTTCATCTCCCGCCACTTTCTGAGCATATACATCATACCGCTTATTCACGGCTTTTTTGGCTAAACATTCAGGCCGTATTTTTTTGCCGTGAGCTTGATAAAATCGTTGTGCCAATTCTTGGCCGTTCCGTATGACACGTTCAAGGCGAGCGCCGCGCCCTGTAAGGTGTGCGTCTGCTCGAAGAAAACCATGCTGATAAGTCTCGTGCGCTCCGCAGCCGTCGCGCAGTTTCGGCGCGTTGCCAGGAGCGCCGCCTCCACTGCTCGATATTCGCGCATGTCCTCAGGTGGAAGTTCTCGAAGCGCGACAGACTCCGCAGTGCGCTGCGTATCGCTGCTGCCCCCGGTTGATGCCCCGTATCTTGCCGTGATCGTTTGCGCTCGGAGCGCCTTAAGTTCACTGCAATGCGCCGGATATGCCCGGATGATGGATTTCACAAACCCCCACCACTTGTACCGCGTTTTACTCATCTACCCACGCCCTCCCGTCAAAGCTTATCCAGCGCAGCGAGGTCGAGGAAGGTCTGTCGCGTGAAGCCGTAGTCCTTCGGTGCTGGTGCCGGTTCTTCCTGCCGCCTGATCTCCTCGCGGGTCTTCGGCGGAGCGTTCAGCTCCGCGCGCAGCCGCGCCCGCTCTTCCGGTGAACGCTTGTCTTTCACTCTGTCGTACTCGATTTCTGTCAGCTCCCCGCGGAAATCACACAGGCCGCACTTGCCCCGGCCTCCGCGCTGGCGTTCGAGCGGCACGTCATGCAGGCGGTACAGCGTGTTTAGCTTCAGGTAGCACGTCGCGCACAGGTGATCGTAAACCATGTTGCTTTTCTTCATGTTTCGCTCCTTTCTGCGGCGGGCTCTCCGCCGCTGCTGCTTATGTCTGCTGCTTTCTTCTCCGGCAGGATGTAACGGATGTACTGAGGTGCGCCGCGCTTATACTCTGCGCGCTGAATGAGCTTGCAGTTGCGGGGCACTCTGATCTCGGCGTCGCTCACGGCTATGCGGTCTTTCGGCTGTGGGCGGATGAGATTGCGGGAGGATACGAACTTCTTTGCGTTGAGTTCCCCGCGCACCTGAGCTATCAGATACTCGGCTATCGGCATATAATCCTCCTGCTTGCTCAGCAGCTTGCAGTACGTGCCGCCGTGTCCCCACTTCATGCGGACGATGTGCTCGCATGAGGCCGGGACTATCAGGTGATGATGAACGCGCACGGTTTCCTTTGTGTCGCCGTCCATGTCGGATGTGATAGCTATGTACTTGAGTTCATCGGCGCGGCCTTCCTTTTCGAGGGCGCGCTTTACCCTGCGAAGATAATTCACCATCTCCTGGGCAGCGGCTTCACGGATGCAGTGCAGCTGATCCTCTTCGGGCAGGCTGTCATAATCCGGGGCGGCTTTCCGGGCGGAGCGTTCGAGCTTCTTGTATGATGCATCGGAGTAGTCAAGGCCGAGGAGGATATCTCCGTGTGTGAAGTTTGCATTGATGAGGCGGGCGAGGCGCTTCTTCGTGGAGTATTCGTTCTGCTCCTGCTTCTTGATGCTGGACTCTTCCTTGCGTCTGTTGCGCCGTGTGCGATCACCGAGAACGAAGTACTTCGTCTTCTCGCCGACCTGCCCGGCTTCGTATGTTCTGACTACCCAATATCCGTCCTTCATGGTGCGCTCCTCTTCTCTCTATTAAAGAATGGCGGATTACTTAGGCTCTTACCGAGCTCGCAAACGCGCGTGCGCGCGCGTCTGCTTTTTCAATATCCTCCGCCTCAAAGTGGGCTCTAAGGTGCTGCCGCGGACCGGCAGCACCTTACAATCTACTTTGGTTCTGCGGGAGGGCGGGCGCGTCACGCTCCCGCTCCTCCGTCATTGCTTGCTCTCCTGTTCCATGCTTCGAGAGCTTCCGGAATCGGATTAAGTTTCCAGTTGCTTTTGAACTTGAAAATTGTCCCGCACTCTCCACATTTAATGTCAAGCGTTATAGTGTGTTTCCCGTAATTGCAAGAACCCCCACGTTCTTCGACTTCACCGCCGCAGAACGGGCAGGGTTTTAATTCAGGCATCCATCATACCCCCAGCTTATCCATTATTGCCGCAAGCTCGCACGTCGCTTCGTTAAGCGTCTTGAGCTGATCAGTGAGAACTTCCTGGAAACACTTTGGATACGGTGCCTCGTCTCTGTCAGGGGTGCTCACACCAAACATGCAAGCATTTATCTTTTGTGCCATGTTCAGAATTTCTTGTGCCATGTTATTTGCCTGATCCATCATGTTTGAAAGCGGGGCTGCACTCCCCTGAAGCATCCCTGCCTCCGGGGCACCAACGCAATTTCTGTTGTCTTCGTAACTCATCATTTTTTACCTCCTCCATTCTGAACAGCCGCCGTTGTTCTTCCACACGCAGCGGTCACATTTGCCGTAACATCTTTTATGTTTTGTCATTGTCTGTCTCCTCCACATAGCACCAGCTTTGCGGGGCACGCTTGATATCATACGGTGCCGCGCCGAACCTCGTAGCGCGTAGGCCGGTAAGACTGGCCAGTTCGCGCGGTACATCATAAATTTTGAGATTGGAGATATGCCAGCCGTATATCGGTGACTGCAATGCATACGCCGCCGCGTCGCACGCGCTCATGCAGGCTTCGCTGTAAAACTTTTCATCGTGGCCGAACGTGCGATCCACAATGATCTGATCGCACACGAACTCACCGATAACACTTCCGTTTCCAAGGCTCATTCCGCCGCAGCTCTCCGCATTGCATAAGAAAGAAATAGGGGCATTCTTCCAGCTCTCACGCCACGCGGCATCCCTAAGCCATAGTCTGTCGCCACCCTGAGTGCAGTAGATGTACGTCTTGAACGGCACAGGGGTTTTCGGTTTGGTGCGCCTGACTTCAACGGTTTTCTCGCCGTTCGCGATCTTCATGCACCACTCCGGACGTATGCTGATTAAAACTGCTTTCATCCGTTCCTCCTTGGCTCTCCGTGAAAACAGAAGTAATACTCCGGGACAAGACAGTCGTTGCAAGCGCTATGGAAATTAGTGCAGAATAGCCCGACTTGGTCTCTGTGACTGTGCTCGCAGTCCTTGCAGCGGGTAACCTCCATGACATCAGCCGCAGGAACGTCGTTTATGGCCTTTGCAATTTGGCCAGCACTTGTTTGTCCAAGCCACACCGCTCTCACTGCTGCTTGCGTAGCCGCTTCTCGTTTCACATATTCAGGCATCAGTTTTCACCCCCCAATCAGACCATTACCACAATCACACGCCTGTCGCCCGGCTTCACATCGATTGGGGCAACGTCAACCGCGGGAAGCTCTCGAATGAGGTGTGAACATTTGAGGAGGACGATCTGCTCCTTGCCGGCCGGGTCTGTCTCAAACAGAACGTCGCTTATAATTCGAAGCGCGTCTTCTTTTCTGATATATTCATCCATTATTAGTCACCTCCAAATCCATCTTCGCGCCGCAGTTGGGGCAGAATCTCACCCGTGCGGCAAACCCAATTCCGCAAGCAGAGCAGTACTGAATATTCCCCGCGGCCTGACTGCGGAACGGAACCCAGCGCCCATGCGCCACCGGTTCAATGTCCGCCACCGGCGCGCTGCGTATGATCTTCTTCAGCACACTCTTCGTGCTTGGGGTTATCCTCGGCGCGGCGTCTATCGCTCGCTCTAATGCTTTGGCTTCGTAGTATATAGGCATGGTCAATCCTCCTCCGTGCCCGTGTCTGCTCGCATCTCCGCGGCTACGTAGAGCTGGAACATTCGGCGCAGCTCTGAACGCAGAATGTTGTTCTCCGTCTGCTTGCAGGCAAGGTTATGCTTGAGGTTCGCGGCGTTCTCTTCTGCTTCGTCCTCCCTCTTATCGATCTCTCTTGCCAGTCCTACCAGATTCTCAAGGGCGGATGCGGCCTCGGTGCACAGTGCGCCGCATGCTTGTTCAGGTGCCAGGCATCCGTCGCACTCTCCCCTGCCGCAAACGCGCAGGGCTTCAATGATCTCATCGTATGTCATATCAGTTCCTCCTTATCGCAAAAATTATCTATGTCACCGGCTGTCCCGGCATCTTCATCTCCGAAGTGTCTCTTCACAACAGCAATCGGGAACTGCTCGATTTCGCTTGCCCAGCGGCAATTCTCCGCCCCGTGGGTTTTAGCCCAGCACAGCGGGAAACCGCCGATGCCATCGAATAAGCTACCGAGTGTCGCGTCTTTCGGCAGATGCTCGCTTATGCGGCGCAGTAACCATTCCCAGAATGGAAGCGCAATGCTGTTGCCGAGGGCTTTATATTTCGGCGCATCCGCTTCTTTACGCACTCGCCCTTTCTCATCAGTCCACTCGCCTAAGTCTACCCATCCGTCCGGGAAGCCCTGAAGTCTGGTGCATTCCAGTGGTGTCAGCCTACGTACCGCAGCAGAGCCGAAGACAAAAGTTTCTGAGTCCTCTCTAAATGTGCAATTTCCTCGGGCTCTCAAAGCGTGTGCTACAAGCATATCGTTATAAGCATCCTGCCCGTTGTAGCTTCCAGCGTGTGCTCCCGGCGAGAGCGTCCCTGTTACCTGCTGATACGTCAGCGGCACTTGGTTTCCGCCTGTCCCCATCCTTGCTTGTAGACTCGGTACAACCTCGCCGCACTCTCTTATAACATCATTCGCGTAGCTCATATCCAATATTGCAGGAACCTGATTCGTGCCGCTCGAAACCGCAGACAATGTAGGCGAGAGTTCTTCCTCGTAACCTATACTACGGGCTTTCGCGCCCTGTCCGGACTTGAACGCCGCTACTATATGCTTGTCTGCTGAGGTGATGGTCGGCGCAGGATCACCGTCCTTGCCGATTCCGAGTCCGTTGCCACTGCCGTCGTTCTTGCGGGTATCTCCTCCGCCTTTGAATCGTGTAGCTTTATCGTTTATGGGGATGACTACCGGCTGATTGTTTCCTGACATTCCTGCTGCCGCAGTGAGCGTAGGTGCTTTGTCATCTGTCCTTATTTCCGCACCGCCCTGCTGAGTAGCCATGCAAAAGAGCGTCTGGTCATTGCCCGTCCCGAGCGTGCCGCTCTTTTCGGTCTGAACTAACGCGCCTTTTCCGCCTCCGTCACAGCCCCCCCCGGATGCGGACTGTATAAGAAGTGCCTGTTTCAGTTGCTCCGGCAAGTCTTTCCCTCTGCGTTCCGCTCTCCGTAGGATTCCCTGACATGCTGCACGGCTCAAATAATATTTCGTGGGCGGTGCTTCCTCCAAAATCTGCGACAACCGAGATTCTACGGCGGCGCTGGGGCACTCCCCACCATTGCGCATCGTGGATTCTATAAGCCACACTCCATCGTCCTGCCACGTCACGGTAGCCCCCCCATGTAGGCCATCCATATTTAGGCACTTGAATATGGGGAGCTTCCGGTTCTGCGATTTTGATGATTTCTTCGAGGACTGCTGCGAAGTCGTTTCCTCTGTTGCTGGACAGGGCGCCGGGAACGTTCTCCCATACCATGTATCTTGGTCGAACAAGTTCACCTGTCCGTCCATTACTTCGTTCACGCTCTCTCATCTCCTTTACGATACGTATCTGCTCCATGAACAGTCCAGAACGTTCTCCGGCCAATCCTGCGCGCTTTCCTGCGATTGACAAGTCCTGTCTAACAAGGTGAGCCGCCTGTAATAACCCAAACTGGCTCTATTTCAGCGCCGTTCATCTTCGTTATATCTCCTAAATGTCTCACCCAAAACCACCTCCCGACACTGTGAATTTAGATGTGAGCCTGTCACTCATACGATCTCGCCCGTCTCCGGGTCTGTGTCGGGCTCGGTGTTCACCTGCTTGTCCACCTCGTTCAGCACCTGCGCCAGCGCGTGAGAAAGGAACAGACCGCGCCCGGAATCGTCGTCCCGGAATCTCATAGGCTCTATGATCGCCGTGACAAACATCCCGGATTTGCCGATCACATACCCGAAGTTCCGCCCGATTTTATGCCGGACGAACAGCTGCGTCCTATCATCATCTGCGAGCAGTGGCTTCGTGTACGCAGCGTCGAGGAATACTACATCTCCGTCCGCCGTGCTCCATGCGTCTACTGTCCTGCCGTAGTAAAGGAACCTGAGCAGCACGCTCGTAAGCTCTTTGTCTCCCTCTACATATTCGTCGAGCTCGTAGTCTGTAAAGGTTATGTTGCAGACCTTGACTTTCTCTCTGGTCTTTTCGTCGAAGTCAAGGCAGACGCCCACGGTCTCTTCATCCATGAACGGCATACCGAGTGCGGGGAAAGCCGCGCCGAAGTCTCCGATCCATTGCGTGCCGCCCATCTGCGTGAGCGTTATTATCCCTCGCGCCTTGCATAGTTTGGCTATGTCTTTAAGCTTCATAACGTTCCTCCATATAGTCTGTGATGATCTTCGCCGCCTGCTCCCAGCCGTAAGCTACGGCAGTCGCATATCCCTGCTCGCGCAAGTCGGCAAGCCATGTATCCTGATTTTTCGTGGTTGTGTTCCCGTGCTGGCGCTTTAGCTCTATGAATAGGCCGTGATAGCCGCCGCGGGCTACCGGCAGGCAGATGTCCGGCACGCCGGACTTCACGCCCTCGGCGCGGAAGCGCCCGGCCTCGGCCTTGCTCCGCTTCCCGCCGTTCGGGATGTGGAACATCAAGGTCAGTTCCGGGTACCAGTAAGTACGCATCTGCGCCCAGGAGAAAAGTGTGGCCTGCTCTACTCCTTCAGTAGGGCAGGGCATCTTCTTCCGGGCGCTCGCTGCTGTCATTGTTGTTTCCATATATCTGTTCCCTCCAGTCGCCCCGGTACTGTGCCCGCGTGTCGCGGCTGCGCACTGGAGCGCTGCGCTGCCGCTGCTGCTGGATCACGTACCGGGGTATGAAACTGTACTGTGCTGCCGCGCGTCCGCAAAATGCGCAGCTGCTGTTGTCTGCTTCGTGGGTCAGTTGGTAATGCTTGGTGTCGAATCTCCGGTAGTGATCGGGGCAGAGGCTTATGTACTGCCGGAACACATCCTTTTTCTTGGTGCTCATCCTGTCTGTACAAAGGGCTTACGCCGCGGCTTATTGCCGGTGCGCGGCTCGTACAGCATACAGTCCGCAGGCTGACGCTTGTCCGGGGGGTGCTGCGCCGCGCGGGTGTGGCCGGTTATAAGAGCATAGTCGCAGTTGTACACGCCGTATGCGTTGTTGCTGGTCGCGCGGTACTTGCAGTTCTTGTGCTTGCAGGAGCGGAGCTTAAACACTTCCTGCTCCGCCGCTCTTTCTTCCTCCGGCATGCCTTTTCTCCTCCTCTCTGATCTTATTCTTGAGAGCCTTGACGCCGGCTACAAGGCCGTCATACTTGGCGCGCAGCTCCGCGTTCTCCTCTGCCATGTCGGCAAGCGCCTTGCAGAGCCGGTCATTCTCACGGCGCAGACGGTCGTTCTCGACCTGGAGCTCTGCGTCTGTCATAGTGTATATGGGTCTGTTCATCTGCGCCTCACTTTCTCGCCGTCCGGCATGGTGAAATACTCTGCGTCCATCGCTGCCGGTGCCGGTCTGCTGCGGCGGTGCGCGGCGCGGCTGCGCGGGCGTTTATCCAGCTCCTGTACCTTGGCCGGGTCTGCCCAGCCCTGCTCCTCCGCGATCTCCTTGATCTCCGCCACCTGCTCGCCGACGATATCCAAGTAGATCGTCACGATTATCATAATGCCCGCCGAGATCAGCAGACATATTGTCCCTGTGCTCATTACTCCATCTCCTTATTAAATTTGCCCCATGGCGATACGCAGGGCAGCGTCCGCCTGAACGAGGTTCTTGAGGATTTTTTCATGCTTTGCGCGAAACTCGGATGTAAGCCCGGCGGTCAACTCGAAATCGTGCATAGGGCTTTCAATCTGACCGACCTGCTCCCACCCGGCTTTCAGATAGTTCTTGACTCTCCGCTCCTTGAGCGTCCCGGAGTTCTCAACTATCAGTATCCGGTCAGTACCGGGTTCTTTCAGCAGCACGTGCTTATACATTCCGTGTCCTCCTCCAGCGCTTCGAGCGCCTCGGGGTGACGGCGGAGGTATGCCCGGAACACCTCCGCCCATAGCGTATCCTGCTGCGCGGCGCGCCGCTGCGGCTCGCTCGGCATGGGTGGAGCAATGACTTCACCCGTTCGGGTCATTACTATCATTTTTGCTGTCCCTCCTCCACGCCCCAGCGATTAGCGAGACCGGTGAGGCACTTTTCTGCAAGCTCTTCATCCTGCCGGATGACGTCGACAATCACGTCAGATATTCTCAGCAGCATTTTCTTGAACAACTCTATACCCTCGGCGCAGACCGTCAATGCTCGCTGGATGGCCTGCGCGTTCGCTGCATCGTAGCTGCCGTAGTGCTCGACCGCCCGGCGTGCGTAAGCGTTAGCGTGGTTTCGGCTCATGCCGCTGCTCATAAGTAGCTTGACAAAGCGTTTCCGCGTCATCTCCCCGCCTCCTGTGCCGCGGGTGCGGGCTGCTGCCCGCACATCATGTCGTACATATCCTTTGCGCCGGTGGCACGGTCAAGCAGGGTGCGGACATATTCATCCGGCAGATTGCTTATCTTCTCGGCCATTTCAAGGCGCATGGCTCTTTTTTCCTGATCGCTCATAATGTTGTTCTCCTTTCGTTGCCTCCCGCTCCCGGAGCTGATATAATGCAGCGGGAAAGGGGGTGGTTAATGTGGTAAGTGCTAACGGATATAAACTTTTGAAATACATACAGTCCAGTGTGTTTTTAGAGGATAAGGAAGAGAAGCGGAGCGAGGCGGCGAATACCGAGAGCATCAAAGAGTTCGTCTCTGGCCTCGGTTTGGATGCATACTTGCTCTCTGAATTGAAAAGCTCCGGCTGCGTCTACCCCATCGGTGCTGACAGTCGTGGCTACCGAATCACAGACATCGGAAGAGTTGAGATTGAAGCCGTAGAGTCAGCAGCTCGCGAGAATCGCCGCGCAGCGGCCACTATGGTCATCGCTGTTGTTGCCCTCATTTCCAGCGTTGCCGATATTATCCTCAGGCTCTTTGGCCTCCTCTAAAACCCCAATATGGCGCGGGCGGCGTTTATCAGCAGCGCCGCCCCGGCTGTTATCAGGGCTATGATATTCAGCCGGTGGCACTCTTCGAGGCGTGCCGTCTGTTCAAGCCTGTCCCTCGCCATGCGCTTTTCTGACTCTTTCGCGCGTCTGTTGGCTACCCGATCGTCGACCTTGTTGCATACCACCCAATCTGTGGCCGTGAGCTCCTCAATGTTCGGTTCCCACATTTTGCCTCTTTCGTCAACCAGCGCGGTGCATTCCCCAAATTCGCACGGCTGAGAGTAGCAGCACTTGCACTCGCGCGTTTGAGTATCTAATTCCCCGCATTCACATATCTTTATCCTTGTGGTGCTCCAACGCGTCCGTCTCATAGCCTCGCCGTTCTGCTGAATGGCCTTTACTGCCTCTTGTATGTTCATCTGCGTTCCTCCTCTCAGCAAGCAATGACAAGCTTGAACTTGTCACCGACCTGCTCGACGTAGCCGAGCCAGCCATGCTTTGTGTAATTTCTCAGAAAAGTAAAGGCTTCGTGCGCCGTATCAAACAGCTGTTCGCGTCTCATCGTTCCCCCATCTCCTTTGCCGGGTCTATAAGCCCCATGTCATTGCAGAGCATGAAGATGTAGGAGTAATTGCTCCCCTGCTTCTTGAGCATCTTCTCGCGCTCTTCTTTCAGCTCGGCCAGTAAGTATTCTTTCATTTCCTCAAAAGTCATCATCGTTCCCCATCTCCTTTTTGCGTTGCAGTTGATTTGTTTTTCAACTTGATTAGAATATAAATCAATTCAGTTCGATTGTCAAGCATTATTTTCGAATTGAGTTGAATTTTTTCTTGACTTTTTTCAATCGCGCCTTTATACTCCTGCTTGAAAGGTGGTGTGCCCAATGAACACCCGTATTAAGGCCGTCCGTAAAACCTTGGGGCTGACCCTTGACAAGTTCGGCGAGCGGCTCGGTATTTCTAATTCCGCTTGTAGTGCACTTGAAACCGGTAAAAATAAGCCCAGTGAGCAGACCATTCGTGCCATCTGCCGTGAGTTCGGCGTTAATGAGATATGGCTGCGCACCGGAGCCGGTGAGATGTTCCGCCCGGAAGAGGAATCCGAGGAGCTTGCCCGTAACCTCAAGCGCCTTATGAACGGCAGGCCTGACAGCCTCGCGCGGCGCGCCGTGCGCGTCCTGCTTCGGTATGAGCCTGACGGCCCCGAATGGCAGGTGCTCGAAAAAATCTATACCGACGTGCTTGCCGAGGCAGAAAAAAAGGAACCCGAATCGTGATGATTCGGGTTCCTTTTTTGGGGGCGTGTGGTCATACCGGTATAAATGTATGGTATCTGATAATTTCAATCTTTTTATGCATAAAACAGTTGACAAATGAATAAACTGTGGTACGATGGTATTGGCAATCAGCAAGCTGGTTGCCAATGACACTGAACTTTTGTTCATCTGTCGCCATCCCAAGAGGAAAACCCAAGCCTTAAATTGGGACAGAAAAAAGCGGATAACCTGAGCCGCAAGTCAGGACAGAAAAAAGCGGTGAACCCTTACCGTAAGTAGGGACTGAAAAAGCGAGGTAGGTTCTCCTATCTCGCTTTTTAACTGAGGAGTTGTATGGAATCACTTAGGATTTATAGAGTAGCAGATAAATACGTTGCTTTCCTCCGCCGCCGCGATTACCGGGTGCAGCATAACAAAAACGCTTCGCGTCCCTATGTCGGCATCGTTCTGAGAGTTGGCGAGTTCAAGTACTTCGTCCCTATGGAATCGCCCAAGCCTAACCACCAGAACATCAAGGCCGGTCCGCACATTCTCAAAATGGACAAGGGGCGGCTTGGCCTGCTCGGGTTTAATAACATGATCCCTATACGGGACGAGGCTTTGATTTGCTTCAATATCGCAGACGTGGACGATCAGGCATACGCTGAACTGCTGAGGAAGCAGGTATACTTCTGCAATCGGAATAAGACTGAGATATTCAGCAAGGCTTCCCGTACATATTATGAGGTCGTAAATAAGGAAAATACATTTCTCGAACGGATCTGCTGTGACTTTAAGAAGCTCGAAAGAGCGTGTCGGCAGTACGATCCCAACCGTTAATTAAAGCCCCGTCCGCAGACGGGGCTTTGCTATGTAGTCAGCCAGATATAGACCGCGCGCAGGTCGGATATGCTCGCGTTTCGCAGCAGCTTAATGATCTCTGCTTTCAGAATCTCCCGCTCTTCGTCGTTTTTGGTCAAAATGCTCAAACTCCTTTCGCGTTTTTCTACGTGTGCCCGGGCTTATAGTTCCTTGCTAAAAAATGGCTTCGGTGTTAACATTATATTCACATCTGTATATTAGCCGATATTGCGTGCTAATGTCCACGTCTGTTTCTGACAAGCCGGGTCATTTTCTGCCAAATCGTGTTTCCCGGTTTTCGGAATCCGAAAATTTTCTGGGAGGATAAGATAAGAAATGACACCTTATCAGCGTTTGCAGCCCTTTTTTGATGCGTACAACAGCAAGATAACCGACGCCCGTAGTGAGCATCACATGTCCCTCAATGATCTTTCCGAGGCGGCGGGCGTGAGCTACTCCGCCATAGCCACGCAGAGCGCCGGAACTGCCTGCAATCCGAAGCTGTTCGAGCAGGCAGCTATTGCCGACCTGTTCGGCCTGTCGCTTGATGAGCTGTGCGGTCTCAGGGAGCCGCAGGATGTCTCCGAGCTGACCGAGCGCATACACCAGCTCGAACTGGAGAACGTCAGGCAGGCCGGGGACATCCGGCGGCTGGAGGAATTGGACGCCGAAAAGGATAAGCGCTTTTCGGCATACCGCCCCATGGTCTATGCGCTTGTGGCCGTCTGTGTACTGCTGGTGTGCGCCCTCATCGCCTATATGATCTTCGACGCATCCGTAAAAGACGCGGGATTGTTCCAGAGCACCGGCACAAGCATCTTTGTTGTGGCGCTCGCGCCGCTCATCCTGGCCACGCTTGTTGTGGTCGGTATCGCCGTTCGCTCCGATGTTGCCATGTGGCATGATGAGAAATAGGCAGGTTGTCCGTCTTTAAGCTTGAAGAAAAAAATTTACATTTTTTCTCTTGAAAGGCTTGAAATAATTACTTTTATGTAATATCATTTGTGTAACGGGGGCATAGTATGAATAAAGATGATACACTCAGCTATTTAGTCCGTTATCTCTGCGGCTTCTTGTACCACGAGAGTCTAATCGGCGAGCTTATGGATATCGTTGCCGTTTCGGGGGCTGAATTACAGTTCTTTAAGCTACTCGTTGCTCGGCTGCGGCAACTGTCGTCGCTTGGCATACACGCTGTCAAGCTCAGGGAGTTTGAAAATATCGGTTCTGGGTTATACAGTATGCACTTTGCCGGAACGAACTTCAACATTCGGATTCTCTACGCATTCATGCCGGATGACCGTCCAGTGCTCTTAATTCCGTTTTATGAGAGGGCAGGAAAACGCAAGACCGATTACACTCCATACATAGAACCGGCACTTTCCCGGTTCTCCGCATTAAAGGAGGAATATGAAAATGGCTTCAAAAAATGATATGCGTGCTTTTGTCTCTTCTTTTGCAGACGGCCTTGATGATAAGGTCTTTGCATTGGCGACGCTTCAGGCAATGATCGCCGCCGAAATTTCCATGAGACGGCAGGAGCTTAAACTCAGTCAGAAAGAACTTGCCGCGATGCTTGGTGTATCGCAGGGCCTCGTCTCCCGTTGGGAAAAAGGGGATGCAAATTTTACGCTCTCCACCCTTGTTGCAATTGCTTCCGTCCTCGGCCTTGAGCTTCAGTCTCCTATTCAGCCTTCTCCGATAAAGCATTACCGGGTCGGCGGAAGTAATATTTATCAGTTTAACCCGTCCAGTTGGCACAGTGCTTCTTTCTCTAAGGATATGACCACTGTTACTTCTGTGGAAGCTGATACCGAATTAAAAGAAATGTGAGGTGTATGATATGCTTAATTATTCAAATGCGTTCTCTTTCTCTGTCGACGGCAAGAAGAACGAATTTGTTCTTTCATTCAAACAGCGTTACCCGATTCTTAACGAGGACGGTGATGTTACATCCATTCAGACCGATACCGTTGCGACCGTAGTCCTTAATCGTGACGGGCTGGATGCACTTCGCGATCTCCTCAATACCTCCACGGGTGATTGAAGTCATCTTGAGCAGCCGCCCAACATTTGATGTAGAAAGAAAGCCCCCGGCTATACGCCGAGGGCTTTGAAAGAGGGTGTCATATGAAGTTAACGCACGGGGCTTATATCCTTGCCCGGTTCTCTACTGACCGGCAGGAGGCCGACAGCATTGAAGTGCAGGTCAGCAAATGCCGCGAGTGGTGCGAGCGTCAGCGGCTCCCTGTGCTGGATGTGTTCGCTGATGAAGCTGTCAGCGGCATGAAAGAGACCCGGCCGCAGTTTGACCGTATGATGCGGCTGCTCTCGGAGGGCGGCGCGGATACCGTCGTGATCTACGATCAAAGTCGTATGTTCCGCAAAATGACCGCGTGGTTCACGCTGCGCGAGCGTCTGGAGCGTCTTGGCGTCCGGGTGGTATCAGTGACTCAGCCGATGATCGGCGGCGATCTGCGCGACCCTGCGACGTTCATGTCGGAGGGCGGCATGGCGCTTATGAATCAGATGTGGGTATTGCAGACCCGGCAAAAGGTCTGCGAGAAAATGCGCTGGATGGCTGAGCAGGGGAAATATACCGGCGGCGTGCCCCCGCTCGGGTATGTCGTCATCGACGGCAGGATCGAGGTCTGCGAGCCTGAGGCCGAGACGGTGCGCATCATCTTCGGGGACTATGCCGCCGGGCGGTCTTATCGGGAGATCATCCAGCGGCTCAACGCCGAGGGGCGGCGCACGAAGTCGGGCGGCACGTTCGGGTCTAACAGTCTGCACGATCTGCTGAAGAATGAGAAGTATATCGGTGTGCTGACCTATGGACGGACGCAGAAGCGCCCGGACGGCAGCCGGAACAGTCATGCTGTCGCGTCTACGGTGATGCGCATGGAGGACATGATACCGGCCATTGTCGACCGGGAAACTTGGGATATAGTACAGGAGAAGCTTATGGCAAACAAACGCAAGCAGGCGGGACGGCCTGTGAGAGTCAGGGAGTACCCGCTCAAGGGGAAAGTGTTCTGCGGGGAGTGCAAGGCCTCAATGTCCGTGACGTGCTCGCAGGGTGGGTATTATTACTATGCCTGCTCTGAGAAGAAGCGAAAGAAAACCTGTGACAATATGCCTATCAAAGTCGACGATCTTGAGCGCATGATCGCCGAAGCTATTAAGGACCTGCTCGGGAACCCCGAGAATGTCGACGGGCTTATCTGCATACTGCGTGAGGAACGCGGGAAGATTCAGGAACAGACGGCTATGCGCATGAAAGCCCTGTTTGACCGGCAGGCCGAGATCAAGAAGCAGCTCGACGCCGCCATGAGCGCGGTGCTTGCCGGGATGCACAGTCAGTCCCTGATAGACACGGTTCACGCGCTGGAGGCCGAGCAGGCGCAGAACGACCGCGAAATGACAATGCTGCATAACCAGGCGCAGGGCACGACGATCCCCGAGGACAGGCTCCGTGAGCTTCTCAAAGTCGCCGCGAACGATATTCCTGCTCTTCTGAGCGTAGTTGTCCGGGTAGAGGTCGGCAAGGACAGAATAAGGGTCTGGACGCTGCTGGACGCGAAACCGGACGGAACATTTGACTTTAATACAGATTGGGACGACCCCGAAATAGGATTGATAATAATTCCGGGTGTCGCTCCACCGGTACCACGAATTATTATCAATGGCGGGCTGCTTTGCTTCAGTCTGCCGAGGCAAAAAAAGAACCGAGCGGAATAACCCGCTCGGTTCTTTTCTATCCTCTGTGCTATGTGCCGGATGCATCCTACATCAATACCCCGCGTAGGTACGCAGGCCTTCGGCTGCACGCGGCACCTGTCGCTTATTCGTTCTGAGTTTCGTCATCCTCGATTATTTCAACAGGCGGCTCGTGATCTGAATCTATTTTGTCTTTGTAATTTCTGAGCCACTTCTTGAGCCATTCCGGGATGGGCGCGCCGAGCTTACCGGCGTTCTCGATGATGCTGCCGAGCTCTGTTATTATGTACCAGAGCAGCACCACCGGAGTTATAAGTGTCCCGAATGTTATGCCGATGTCTATGCCGGCTCCGTTGATAATTACACTAATTGCTATATCGCAGAGCGCCGCCACAAGCACGGCGACGATCTCGCCCAGCTTGTGCCACAGTCCCGCTCTTGCTACGGCGGACGACCAGTCCCCGGCGCTCTTCGCGGCCCAGGTTCCCGTGGCATAGTCGAGGACTATACAGGCGACCCAGATTATCACAGCCCAGCCTACCCAGCCCCACAATGCTGTGAGGAATGCGATAGCTGCGACGATCCATGCCTTGAACTGTAAGGCTTTTTCAGGTGCATTCATTTTTGTTTCTCCTTCATGTTGTCAAAAATCATGGTTTTTCGTGCATATAGTTACTTGCCGCGCCGGTTCATGTCAGAATTTTCGTCATTTCTGTCCACCTCCTATCAAGCTCTTGTACGTGGCCGCGCCGCAGATGCCGTCAGCTTCAAGGCCGTGCTCCGCCTGATAGGCCATGAGCATATTGCGCGTCCTGGTTCCGAACTCGCCGTCGATCCACTTAGGATCATAGCCAAGATACTTCAAGGCCGCCTGAAGCATCGCAACAACCACGCCGGTCTGGCCGTCCTCCAGCATGGGCAGCTCGACAGTGACATAGCGTGTCGGCTTCTTTGTGGCCGGCACCGTGTCCGGTTCTGCCCCGGTGTACCGCAGCACGCAGTCCCAAGGGTAGTTATAGTACCCGCGCGTGTATATCTCGCGCCCTGTCTGATCGCCGGTCTGTCCGCCGGTCGTAGTGCCGTACTCGTTGATGCTCGCCTGGACGAGCTGTCCACCGCCTATATACAGGGCGGTGTGATGGACATGGTTTAACAGCACGTCCCCGCGCTCAAGCCCCGCGCCGGTGCCGAGATCAACACTGCCGGTCACGTCCTCGAAGCCGTGCCGCAGCATGTCCCCGCGCATGTTGCCGGTGTATGTGCAGCTGAGGGGAACTCCGGCTTTCTTAAACGCGGATATCACCAGACTGCTGCAGTCGTAGTCAGGCCCCCAGCGGCTTGTCTGGTCGTAGCCGTGGCTGTCGTCCGCCGCTATCTCCAACGCGCGGGCCACGGCATTGTCTATAACTCCCATAGTCTTTACTCCACAGGAACGCAGCGGTTCTCGAACTTCTTGTACGCGTCGAAGTAAATCTCATTCCTCACTGCGTTGTATGTTACCTCATAGTACATACCGTCAAAGAGGGTAGTAGAGAGGAGCGCCTTGATGTTCCCGAGAATAAACGCGTTCCACACTACGAATACCTCGAAGTCTGGAATCTTATCTGTTTTGTCGCAGTGCTTGGCCGCATAGTCGGCAACATACGCTTTCGCTTTTTCAATGAATTTTTCGTTTGACATTGTTTTCCTCCTCATGTCACTGTCGTAAATCTTGAGAGCAACCACCCTGTCGGGTCTACGCTCTCTCGGGCATCTTCCGTCAATAAACCGCTGTCGGTCTTATCGTCGTCCATTACTCAGTTACCTCCTCACTCCGTATACTCCACGCCGTACCGGTCGAACAGAGCCTTGACCCGAGCGTCCTTGAGTATCTTCTTCTGCTGCCCCTGATTCAACGCGTCATAAACCGTTTGCAGTGCGGTCTTGGTGTCGGCGGCTACTTCCTCCGCAGCTATCGTCCATTTGCCTTTACTCATTGACCGTCACCCCCAGCACGTTCAAGGCGTTTTGCATGTCCTGCTTTTCCTCATCAGTTCCACCCTGCTTTATTTCCGCGATTTTGGCAAGGATGACATTCTTCCGTTCTTCTATCGTCATTCAGCATTCACCCCCAGCGCTACCTCTATCTCCGATAAAGCCGCTTCATACTGTGCGTTCTGCGCCGCCACGTACGCCGTCTGCGCCGCATACGCCTCGCCCAGATCCTTCCACGGTGCCATCATCCCGGTAAATACCTCGCCGTCACCGCGCGTCCATGTCTCATCCGCCGGGACAAAGCGGAAGCTCTCTATCCACTCCGGGCACTTGCCGTCGAATTCATTCGTCTCTTTTGCCCTGCGTCCCTCTGCTGCGGAGACGTAACATTTATAATCGCTGTCTATGTAGATTGTCATGCTGCGCCCCCCTCATTCAAGCCAGATGTTATAGATTTTGCCGGCAGAATATGATCCTACGACTTTAATATACTCCGAGTCTGTCAGCGCCGATATATCGCACTGCACCGTATTCCGGGCAATTGCGCCCTGCGCTGTGCTGGTAACCTTTGCTGTCCAGCCCGTGTTTGTGAGCATAAAGCCGGTATCGGCATCCGTACCGACGCCAAATCCCATGCCGTAATCGCCACCCCAGTTGTATGAGCACTCAAAATCGACACACAGTTTTGTATAGCCACTCAACGCGACGGCGGGGTCGATATAGAATGCTACGCCGCCGCTACTGGAGTCGCCAGACCAACTGATTGTGTCGCCTGAAACTGTCGGCGCAGAAATCAGGCTGTTGCTCTTGATTGAGTACCCGGATGTTAGCCCCGATCCATTTTTAAAGATATAGAGCCCATACGTCAGCTCCACGGTCTCGACCTGTCCCTCGGCGGTGATGCTTACAGCCTTGCTTGCGCTCTGGCTGCCTTTGACCGCCTTGACCGTCCATGTCCCGGCGGAGGGGATAACAAATATCGCTTTACCGGTGGTATCCTTCGCTGTCAGCGTCACGCTGCCATTTGAACAGGTGCAGACGCTCCCCGAGGGGTATGTCACGCCGATCACAGCATAGACGGCGGCGACGGTGACGATCCCGGTCGTGAATACACCCTCTCCGACGGCGGTCTGGGCGGATGCCGATGGAATTACAGTCTTCGCCGCTTGAACTGGCAGCTGCTTCGTTGCGGACTTAGTCCCGGCGGCGACTACGCCCGCGGCCTGTGTGGCCGAGGCGGTGATCTTCCCAGCAGCGTCGACCGTTATTGCGGGCGTAGCCTGCGTAACGTCGGCAAGGGCGCCGGTCTTGATCTGCTTGTCTCCGGCATAGAACTTTTTACCGCTGCGTACATCTGCGGCCTGCGCGTTGGCGAGGGCAAGCTTTGAGTTAGTCAGTCCCCCGCCGCCCATGATGCCGTTGCCGAATATCTCGCTCATGCTGTCACCTCCGTGATGCTCACCTGCACGGTGATTGCCGCAGTGGGTTTATCTCCGACTGCATAAGCGGTGATAGTTCCGGCGTTGTTGCCAAATACAAGGCCGTAGCCGCCATCCATTGCTCCGTTCATAACAGTGGTGTCGGGATCAATGTCAATACGGCTATTCGCTGTGGCGCCGTTGATCGTGACCGTCTGCGAGTACGGTGATGCGCTGCCCGTCCACGATGTGACCGGCAGCGTGACTGTTGCCGTTTTTATCGCGGGAGCTGCGCCGACCATCTCGGGGGTGTAATCCCCGTTTGCTGGCACCACGGTGCCACTGCGTCCGTTGAACGTTATCACGCCGCCGCCAGCCGCTGCAGCGGCCTGCTGCGCCCAATACTTTGAATTATTGTTGTGGGTTTCGTCGGAAGCAGGTACGGCCTGTCCGCCTCTGGTTCCAACTGCCCATGCTTCGCTGTTCTGCGCCGACTCTCCTGCATTCTCCTCGGACTCGGCCGCCGAAGCAGCGGAAGCGCTTGCTGTCTGCGCTGCTGAGGCGGCGAGTTGCTGACTTGCTGCCGCCGCCTCAGCGGAAGTCTGCGACGCTGCGGCGCTTTGACTGCTGTTTTGTGCCGAAGTTGCGCTATTCTCTTCGGATTCAGCCGCTTGCGTTGCCGAAGCTGCCGCCGCCTGTTCAGATGCCTCAGCCGCTGCTTCCGAGTTTGCTGCCTGAGTTGCCGACTGTGCGGCTGCCTGAGCATATTCGCTGGCTTTTTGGATGTCAGGGATTGCTTTGACTATCTCGGCGAGCGTTTCGGCCAGAACATTGAAATAATCCGAGCTTTCAATCTCGCCGTCGCTTACCGCACTTGCTTCGACAGCGAGCACCCATGCGAAGCTTGAAAGCTTTTCGGCGCTCTGCGTGTAAAACTCAAGTTCGATATACACATCCCCGCTCACGGTCAGCGCCTGTGCCGCAAGCTGGATCGTAGCGACGTTGCCGTTCATGGTGACGGCTGCGGCCTTGTTCTCGGTCGTGTCATACCAGCCTATAGTTCCGTCTGGCTTCCGGTACCTTACAGCGGTGAGCGCACCCGTCGGGGGTGTCCATGGCTGCGACCCCTCCAGCAATGCGGCAGAGATAAAGCGGCTCTGCTGGTCGGCCTGTTTCGCATAAACCAGCGTCGCCACATTGGGGTGAAGCAGGTCAACCGTTATCTGAGATGTTACTTTCATCTTTCGCCTCCTGTGCAGGCCGCGACTCCTCGGCTATAATCTGATCGAGCATCATCATGCAGCCGAGCATTTTATCGATGTTGCCTCTGCCGCGCACGTCGATTTCTTCGAGTGTCCGGCGGACGGCCTTGAGTCTTTCTTCCCGTTTCATGCCGTCACCCTCTCAAGAACGACGTTCGTATAGTTGGGTTTCAGTCCGCGCTGAACCGATACAGCTGATGTGAATCCGTCGTACGTGCGTGTGCGGTCGTCATTCATCTTTATGTCAAGATGCCCGCTCGTGAGGTAGAGGATCGCATCGGTGAATGTGCCTACAAACTCTATGGACAGCTTGTTTTCCTCGATTTGCCCGTAGAGTTTAAGTTCAAAAGATTTTCCGGCTGTTTCTACTGTCATAATTTCTCCTTTCGGGGATTATTCCCACATAACAACATTGTGTGATATCCCGTTAATCGATAGTGTCCCTAAATAGCAGTCATGCCCGCCGATGCCGAGTGCGCCAGCCGCCAGAGAATTAACGCTGATATAATTGCTGCTGATATTCCCGCCGTTGCACTGCCCGTATGCGGTGGTCCCGCGAGAGACATAACCGCTGAGTGTTGAGTCGTTGTTTCCCGGGGCAACTGTGTCATATGCGAGATTGCCGCCACTGCCGCCGGAGAGTGTATAGTCTCCAACTTGATTCCCCTCGATGTAGCCCGCTCCGGTTTCTTCGGCCTCGGTCAGGATGCTGGAAGCGTAGACGCTGCCGGTGAACTTGCCGCTGGTGGCAGTGAGATTGCCGTATTTGTCAACCTTGAATGCGCCTTTGCCGAGCGCTATGCCGTCAAGCCCGACATACACACCGTCATGCGTTGTGTCGTCGAGCGCCGTCATGCCGTTTCTGAGTGAGCTCGCGGAGAGCGTGAACCCACCCACAGTGACATTCTCCGAGGATAGCGCGCCCGCCTGTATAAAGTCGGCAACGATCTTACCGTCCTGCGTGATTGCTGTCCCGAACGGCCCGTTATAGCCTTTGGAGCTGTACCCGAGGCCGCCGAGATTGAAGCGCCATACATTGGTTGCGGTCAGCACATCGTCGGTGTCCATGATGGAAAAGCCCATCGGCTTTCCGTCGGAGTTGAACTGGAAGACGAAGTTGCCGCCCTTGGTGCCCGTGATGAGCTGCGTCGCGTTGGCTATTGCCTTGCCTGTCTCGGTGCGGAGGTCAATAGCGGTTTGCTCGACCGCCTGCGCGTTGCTGTATATGGTGTCAGCAATGTTCGCGCGGATGTCACCGATGTTGATTGAAGTGTACCTGTCGCGCAGCACATCGTACTCTGTTTCCGTGACCTTGGCTGTGGTCTCAATGCCGAGCTTCTCATAAATGACCGTGACGGTATCGCACAGCTTGATCATTTCGGGCGGCGCTGCTGAATCCATCAATCTGGCAATGTCTTGATAGCTCAGTGAGATGGAGACGGTCGGTATTCCTAAATTGTTGTCGTTGATATAGCTCTGCGCTCTGAGAATAAGCTGCTGCGCGGTTGGCGGGCTGTCGAAGTCTCCCGAGACGTCCAGCATGAGGATGTTGATGAAGTCAAATGTGCCGGGGACAGCTACAATTTTGTCGGGCAGCTGGGTTATCTCTCCGGTCTCGCTGTCGACGTAATACGGATATACCCCGGTGTACATCTTGGAAATGTTCTCCTCCTGCCGGAGGTCTATAAGGTTTTTCCCGTAGCGTATGACTACGCCGCGGTTCTGCCCGCGTGACGTAAGCAGTTGCGTGAGGAAGTGTGTGAAGAAGAATTCGCCGCGGTACGTGTCGAGTACGCTGCCCTCAGTACCGCCCAGCAGGGCGCGCATCGATGTCGGGGCAGTTACTGTCATGTTTGCCGTGGTGACCTTATCCGTGGTGAAGATGAACGGATTTGATACCACCGCATGGCTCTTGAGCTGCTTCATCGCATCGGCAGCATTAGCGGCTGTGAACGGTGTCACGGGAATGCCGCTTTGATCGTATGAAATGTGGCGTGCCTGAACCTCTATAAGCCCGCTCAGTGGTCGGCTTATGTTGTATATGCGGAAAGGTTCTTGCCCGCCGTATGGTGTGACCTGCGCATAGATGAGGCGGCGATTTATGATCTCCTTATAGTGCAGCCCATCGATTGGGTACTGCATTGTCAACTCATATTCGCCGTTGCGCTGTTCTCTGACCCTGCACTCGGCAGCATCATTAAGGATTCCTATACCGTTCGTGGTGAATGTCTGTGCCGTGGATTCAAATAATATCGGCTTCACAGCGTCCACCACCTCGGTACAATGTCAAGAGCCGTCACGCCGCCGGTGAATGATATTGCCGATTCTCCGGGCAGCAGCACTGGAAACTCAGCAGCTGAGATATCGCCGTTGAGGTTGCTGCTGCCGAGGTACGCATTTTGCGTCAGTGAGTCTAATATCATCCCGCTCGTGATCTTGCTGAGCGTCACCGTCTGGCCGCCGACAGTGACGGTACCCTTGCCCGAGCCTGTCACGGTGATTTGGGGACGTGCTGCGAAACCGTGGCTGTTTATCATCTTGCCGGCGCCGGTGAAATGCACCGGGTTCTGACCGTCAATGAGGAAGCGGCACGGCTGACAGTTGAACTCTATTGTGGCTCTGCCGAAGTTGTTGAATATATTTTCGAAATTTACCGGCCCTTGGAAGTAGGCATACCGGAAGCAATTGACATCATAGCTGTCGATGAGTTTGCAGTAGCCCTCCGGAGCCATCAGCCACGCCGCGATCCGGCGGGCGAGCGCGGGGAGCCCGCCGTGGAGCTCCCCACTCACGTAGATGTCATAGGGCTGCGTATAATTCTCGAAGCTGTCTTCGGCGCGCACGATGTCGCCGTTGCGTCCGGGGATGGATATGCTTTCAAGCTTACGCGCCGGGTATATACGCTCGGGGTAATGCTCTACAATGACGTGAAGATCGTCGGAGCTTTTGCCATTCCAGAAAATCACGCAAACACGCTCGCTTTCCTGCTGTAAGCATTCTCTATCTTGTACATGATCGCCTCCGCGAGCTCGTTAACGTCCTGCCCCGGCGCGCCGTTGACGACGATGTTTACTCCGCCGTAGTTAGTCGTCTGAGTCGCTCCCGCTCCGGTTGTGCCCTCGATCTGCATCCGCATACCGGAAGTTGCCGCCATGAGTGCATCTTCCACACGGTAGGCGTTCGCATCGATGCCGCGTGCAAGGCCGGTCATCATATCGGGCATCCATTTTTCATAATTGCGCAGCGGACCCACGTCCGGGCGCGAGAAGTGGAGAAAACTCGATATAGTATTTGCGACGTTTGCCACGGTGTTTTTGAGGTTGTTCCACATATCAAGGATACCGTTGATGAACCCCTGAATGAGGTCACGCCCCCAGCCAATGGCCGCCTGCGGGAGCTCTCTGAATTTCTGCTGGATTGCGAGCGCTATTTGAACTACGCCGCCGATGATGTTCGGTATCTGGCCGAGCAGCCCTTGCAGCAGTCCGGACATCAGCCTCACCGCCGCATTTTGCATATCCGGTATCTTTTCGATGAGCTTTGAGACCATCGCAATTGCGGTACGAACTATCGCGTCAAGCAGCTGCGGTGCCGCATCTGCAATGCCCTCAACGAGCGCAGTGATAAAGTCGACCCCGGCGCTCATCAGTTCTGGCAGTATCGTCAGGACCGTGTCGATTATCATAGGCATCGCATCGGACAGCGCGCCAAGCAAAACCGGCAGAGCGGCGACTATCCCGTTTACAAGCGCCTCAATGCCGTCGGTAAGAGCCGGGAGTATCGTCTGTAGAGTAGGCTCGACATACGGAACAAGGGCATTTATGAGCTGCGTAAAGCCCTCAGTCAGCCGCGGCAGTATTTCCATGATTCGGGGAATGAGGTTATCCGCAAATGTGACAATGCTGTCCGTCAGATTCTTAGTGAGCTGTGACAGGTTCGATTTTTCATCCGCAAATCCCGTCAGCATATTCTGCCAAGCAGATTTCATTGCATTTGCGCTGCCTTGTATGGTAGTGGACGCCTCTTTTGACGTGGTGCCGGTTATGCCCAGCTCTGTCTGTACGACGTGAATCGCTTCAATCATCTTGTCGAACGACACTTCGTTGACAGTCTTCGCCGTGACGTCAATCTGGTCTCCAAGCACGCCGCTGTCGTTTATGAGCCTTGCCATCTCGGCAGCAGTGCCGCCATAGCCAAGCTTGAGGTTGTCCAGCATGGTATAATTCTGCTTTGCAAAGCCCTGATAGGCGTTCTGTATGCTGCTGATGTCAGTGCCCATCTTATTAGCGTTGTCCGACATATCGGTTATTGCAAGGTTCGCAAGCTTTGCCGCCTGTTCAGTATCTACGCCGAGCCCCTGAAGCAGCGACGCCGAGAAGCTTGTCACCGTCTCCATGTACTCATTGGCGGAGAGCCCCGCCGTTTTGAACGCATTGTTAGCATAGTTCTCGACTATCTTTGCGCTGTCTCCGAAAAGCGTCTCAACACCGCCGACGAGCTGCTCATAATCCGAATAGCTGTTGACGGCATCTTTCGCGAGCTGGACGAAAGCGGCCCCGGCCTCCTTTATGTAGCCGCCCATTTTCCGCAGGCCTGACATAATGGCATCTGAGAGCACATTTGCTTTCAGAACATCGCCGAAGCTCGCAGCCCCTTTGCCTGCTTTTGTGAAGTCGTCACTGGTTTCGTCAAGGCCGTTATTGACGTCCGCAAGCTCCTGCTCCATGCCGTTGAGCGCGGTGGTGGCATTGAGCACAGCCTCCCTCCACTTGAGCGTTCGGGCGTCATTTTCGCCGTACTTCGCCGCAGATTTCTGCATCATGTCCGTCAAGGTTCTGATGCGCTCTTTCTGCGTGGTGATCTGCTCGGACAGAATTTTAGATTTTGCCGCCGCCTTTTCCTCGGCGCTGGTGGTGCTGTTGAAGCTTGAGACCGTCGCGCGCATCTGCGCGTCAAGGGTCTTGGCCTGCTGGATGATCTGATTTATTGATTTTCTATACTCGGCCTCGCCTTCGACGCCGATTTTGGGGCCTATGTTTGTTGCCATGGTGTTATCACCTCAGTTGTAAGGCTTCTTCTATGCTCCAGCTCTTTTTTTTCTTTGCCGGAGTCGCGCCGTTGTATATGGCGAAACAGGAGATCATGTCGCACATTTCGCCGTAGCGTGTGTTAATGATCTCCTGTCTGCTCATATTCAGCATCCGGCCATAGAAGAGATACCAAGCCAGATTGATTTCTACTCTGTTTCGGGTCGGCTGACCTCGTTTTTTTTTGAAGGCTCGACCTCGACCGTGGTCTTGCGCCCGGCCTTAAAGGCTGCCATTGCCTCAGACATCAGCGCCGTGAACTGCTCGGCGCTCAGTGCCATGACCTGTGCCATGGTCAGGGGCTCGGGCTTGTAGGT